GTTTAATGCTGGGCGACGGGCATTTTGGCCCACGTTGGGCAAGTAATTTGCAATTTACTTGCGCTGACCCCGAAGTAATTGCAGACCTGCCTGGCATTTTTGTGAAAAGGGCTACGCCTATCCAGTACGGTTTGGCGGATAAAGATTCTTGGAACGAATGGCTTGTGGAGCTGGGGTTGCGGAACACGCGATCTGCAACAAAATTTATTCCCGAAATTGTGTGGTCATGGGATGAGCAGAGCATTGCCGCGCTTATTGCGGGGCTTGCGGTAACCGACGGCTCCTGGTGGAAATCTAACAAGGGCGAGTACCATTTTAGTTACTCGTCTATCTCACAACAATTAGCCGAAGACTTCCGACACTACGCAGGAATCAGATTAGGTATTTGGGGTTCAACGCTTCGCAAAGACAAGCGGGGCAACTATGTGCTCACGTATAGCACTAGGGAGGCTTTGCAGAAACTATCGGAACTTCCTTTGGTTGGCCGTAAAAAGCATGTTGCTAAAACTTTTGTACCTAAAAAGAATTCTTACTCTAGCCACGTATCCGTTAAGTCTTACCGTGAGCTTGGTCTTCAACAAACCTACGACCTGTCGGTAGAGCACGAATCACACTGCTTTATGCTGGCTAATGGTATTTTCACGTCGAACACTGACGCTGAAGTGGTCGAGTCTATTTGGTGGGCTACAAACACTCACCCATACCTTGAACGACCTGCTCACTGGGGTAATGGACCGGTTCAACTAAGGTTCGTCGTTGTTGACGTAGCCAAAGGTATCGAGCAAATTATTTTGCCGAAAATGAAACGGTGGATTCCCCGTTCGTACCTTGTCGATGGTGATTGGTCAAAAAGTTGGGACGCAACCAACTATATTCTTACGTTTGAAAACGGGTCGACGATTGACTTTGTGACGTGGGGTATGGACATGATGAAACTGGGTGGTGTGCCTCGTCATGCAATTTTCTTTGACGAGGAACCACCACAGCATTTGTTTAACGAGTCTATGATGCGTCTTATTGACTACAACGGGTTTTGGGTGATTGCTGCTACTCCGACGAAGGGTATGGGGTGGACGTATGATTTGTTGTGGGAGCCAGCCCAGGAGGGCAAAATTGAAGACATTGATACGTTTACTTTGTCGGCTGAGCAGAACCCGTACATTGAGGCTGACGATGATGACATGAATTTTTATATGGTGGGTATGGATAAGGAGGAGAGGGAGATTCGTGAAAAGGGTAGTTTTGTGGCCCGTAGTGGTCTTGTGTTTCCTGGTTTTGCTCAAAACATTGAACAGTATTTAGTTGATTTTAACCCGTCTGATGTGCCACCGAACTGGTCTGTTTATGCTTCTGTCGACCATGGTTTGAATAACCCGACAGCATGGTTGTGGCATGCGGTGTCTCCTAAGGGTGACATTGTGACGTTTGCGGAACACTACCAGTCAAATATGGTTGTGTCGGAGCATGCCAATGTGGTGAAGGAACGGGAGAAGTCGTGGGGGCGTAACCCGGAAGATATTGAACGTATGGGGGATCCTGCGATGCGTCAACGCAATGGGGTCACTGGGACTAGCATTATTCAAGAGTATGCGCTTAACGGGGTGTATGTGAACGTTGAGGGTATTCCCCACGATGTGATGGTGGGTATTGAAAAGATGCAAGCGTATTTTCGTATTCGTGGGGATAGTCATTGGGGGCCTGACCGACCTAAGTGGGTTATTTCTCGTAATTGTCCTAACTTTATTCGAGAATTAAAAAAACTTAGATGGGCGACGTACAGTTCCGACAAGATGGCGTATGACACAAATAAGCAGGAAGTTGTGCACAAAAAAGACGACCACGCTTTCGACAGTGCCCGATATTTTGCAACAACTAGACCAGATTTGACACCGTATATTGACAGGTTGGCTACCAAAGACAAGCCAACTACGCTAAGCTATGAGGAGATGTGGTTAAAGTTACGCGAAGACCCCAGTGTCGAATTCGCTGACGACCAACCAGACCCAGAGGACGGCCCTTTGTGGATAACGAAAGTAGATTACGGAGAATACTATGAGCAGCCGGTTTAATGTAGTACAGGCTCCCCCGAGGGAACCAGGCCACTGCTGGATTACCAAAACATCCATTGGCCCTTTTGTTGACACTGGTATTGATTTAAGTATCGACAAAATTGACCGTGGCCGAATCTACATTTCAGTAGATGCTTTACGTGAAATGGCTCAGGTGGCTGGGTTGTTTGACGAAAAAGAACCCGTAACTGTCGAACTAAAGCGCAAGCAATGGTACGACCAAGGTTACAACGATGCAATGAAGGAGATGTCAAATGATGCTGTCAGTCGTTTTATTGAGCACACTAGCCGTAATCTTGTTGGCATTGCTGGTAATACAGCAATGGTGGAACCAGCAAGCAATTTCACGTCTGCTGGAGCAGCAGTCGCAAGTGTTGAAAGCGCAGCAACAGGAACACCAGAAAGCTTTGAAGACGATGGCGGACTTGAATTCGAAGGCGCAAGCGTTGGTAGCGTCGAGCGATCCGTTGGCGTTTCAACAGATTCAAGCGATAACGACCAGTACCGACTATAGTGGATATAGTGACTATGACCCGTCGGACGAGGCAGAAGTCGATAGAATTGTAAAACGCAACCCTAACCTTGGTGCAGGAGAAGACATAGATG